AATATGCGCCTGTATTAAAAGAAAGTTTAAAAGCTACTGTAGATATGGCGAGAGAACAAAAAGAGCAAGCGATTCAAAATGAAAATATAAAACATAAAGAAAGCTTTGAAAATCTTTTAAAATCTATCGAAGAAAAAGATCATTTTGTAGAAGGTTTAAATATTAATAAAATAGGTAAAGAAAAATTAAAAAATAATATAACAAATACAGTATATACAGATGATAAAGGTAAATCTTACACAAGCTTAATGTATAAGCAAATGAGAAACCCTTCTGAGTTTGAAATGCTTATTAATTATTATGATTCAATTGGAATGTTTGATTTGACCAAAGAAGGAGGTTTTAAACCAAATATTAGTAAATTAAAAAATGTTGCTAAAACAAAAGCCGTTAGTGAAATGGATAAAGTAATAGCAGCAAATAATGAAAGAGGTGTAGGAAGAGCTATGTCAAATCCTGGTTCAAATCGTACACAAGGAATATTAGATTTCTTAGAGAATGCAAGTAAGAATAAATAAATAAATTGTTAAACAAATAAATAAATAAATACAAATGGGACAATTACTTCCTTTACAAAAGTATGAAGCTATTGATTATAACGGTCTGGTTACAGACAATCATTTTCATGCGCTTTATCAACAAAAGCCTGAACTTATTAGTTCTGTAATCAAACAAATTTACAAAACTAATCTTCAAGGTAAATTACGTGAGTTCGTTGATCGTTTTCCTGTGAAGGAAGTTGAGCAAGAGAATGGATTTTATAACTGGATGTTGCAAGGACAACATGATAAAAATTTACCTTTGGTAGATGCTGAAACTGTTAGTGGTGCTACAATTTCTGCAGGAAACTTTCCTGCTAATGTTGGTGCAAACGGTGAACGTTTCTATTTAATTTATGATGAGCCATTATTTGAAGAATCTAATGTACTTAGAGGAGAAAATGATGCATATCATTTATTGGTTAAGAAATCAATGGATGCTGGTTCTCGTTATAAATATGAGGTTGAACTAGTTACTTCTGATTCTAATATGACTGTTCCTTCTGAGGAGTTAGCTATTGGAACTAGATGGTCTAAGTTCTATTCTTTATCTCCTTCTACTTTATCGTACCAAGGTGCTGAGCCATATTTTACATCTCCTTGGAGAATGGAAAATCGCCCATCTTCTTTGCGTATGGAGTATAAGGTTGCAGGTAATACAATCAACAAAGGTAAAAATGAGCCTTTAGAGTTTGGATTTAACTACAAAGGTCAAGAAGAAAAAGTTTGGATTAATCATCAAGATATGGTTGCTCATCACCAATGCGAAGAAATGTTTGCAAGAATGATGATGTATGGTAAACGTAACTGGACTGCTGATCACAAATATTTAAATAAAGATGACAAGACTAAATATGCTATTGAGTCAGGTGCAGGTTTCTTTGAGCAAATTGCTCCATCTAACGTTCACTATTATAACTCTTATGATTTAGATTGGCATCTTGAGTTATTATTGGATATGGGTATTGGTAAAATTGAAAGAGGTAAACGTACTATCCACTTATTAACAGGTGAATTTGGAGCAATTGAAATCTCTAAGCAGATTCAAGCTAAACGTGGAACTCAGAACATTACTGTAATTCAGGATAAGTATTTAGATTCTAATTCTAAGCCAGGTAATATTGGAGGAATGAATACTAAAGCTACAATGGAGCCTCAGTATAATGAATACTCTTGGTACAATGGTGTACATATTAAAGTTGAAATTCTTGATTTCTTCGATGATGATGTATATTTCCCAGCTCGTCACCCAGATGGATTAGGTGGAGTTGAGTCTCATAGAATTTTAGCTCTTGACTATGGTGAAGATGCAGGAATCTACAGAGTTAAGCCAAAAGGAGTTCCTGATTACAATTGGGCTTATATCCCTGGTATGAGAGATCCTTTCTCTGCAGGTGGTAAAAAAGCACCAAAATTAGTAGCTTCTCCAATTGACGGATACGAAGTTCACTTACAGAAATGGGGTGGTATGATGATTGAAGATCCAACTAAGGTAGTTGATTTAAGATTGAATGTATCTAGATAAGATCAAGTATAAATAGAATATAATCCCTCTGCTTCGGCAGGGGGATTTATTAATAACAGAGAGAAAAACAAAAAAAATTAAATTATGGACAGCGTAGTAGAGAAAAAAAAGAAAAATGTTATCACTTATGGTACGTTTTTAGAAGATAGAATAGTAGACGTAAAACCTATTGAATCTTCTGGTAAATGGTCAACATTATTAGTAAAAGGTCAAGAGATGAAGAAAGATCCTTTTATTTATAACAAGGTGAAGAAAAGTTTCCAAACTCCTTTGAATAATGAAAGAAGTGGAGGAGGAGTAGTAGTACTTTTGGATAATAACAAAAGAGTATATATTCAGAAGTATATGGCAGATTTTCCTAACGGAATGACTGAGCAAGAGTTCTTTGAAAAAGAGTTGGGTGAAGATTTAAATCCTTATAATGATTTAAAAACTAATTTCTGGAGAAAAAGTAAGAAAGGAAGGGTTAGTTTAACTAAAAAAGGGTTAACTTTAAACCTGAATAGAATAATGGATATGTTGAAATATAAAATCCTACTTTCTAATACAATGCATATTGCACCATCTTACGATAGTCGTAAGCTAAAAGCAACTTATGAATTTATGATTGTAACAGAAGGTAAGTTAGTTTCACGTAAAGTTGAAGAGGCTACACTTAAAGCAGAAGCTTATGTTAAGTATTCTGAGATTACGAATAGCAATTCTTCAATGATTGGGTTTATTAAGTCATTAGGTAGAGCTATTCCAATTAATCATAATGATGATTGGTTAAAAGGAGAAGTACTTACTGTATTGGAAAACAATACTAAGAACTTCTTATCTATTGTAAATGATCCTAATTATAAAACTAAAATTTTTATTCAAGATGCTGTTGAGGCAGGGGCAATAAAAAGAATGAATGAAAAACGTTATGTTTCAGATAGTGGAATTGAATTAGGTGATATGAATTCTGTAGTTAATTATCTTGGTGATATAGAAAATCAAGAAGTAAAAGCTAGAATTAAATCACGAATAGAAATGTTTAAGAAAAAATAAGTATAATGACCGCAAATGAAATGGGTGTTTTATTGGAGCTTAAGCTCGACAGAAGTTCAAGCTTTGGTTCCCCAGGTTATGAAGACTTTGAATTAACAAGTGTTCTAACTGAAGCCGAATATTTATTTGTGAAAAAATTTATTGATAGAAAAAATAACCGTAAAGGTGAAAGTTTTGAAGAAACTGAAATTAGGAACCAGGGGCTTAGTGCTCTTATTAAAAGAGGAGCTATGCTTCCTGTTTCCACTAACCAAACTGGAACTTTAACTAACGGAAAATTTTATGATTTACCAGAAGCATTTATGTATACTATTTTGGAAGAAGCTACTATCGATAAAGAAGATTGTAATAACGTTAATATTATTGCTGACATAAGAGTAATTGGTCACGATGAAGTATCAAGATTAAAAAGGAATAAATATAAAAAGCCTTACTTTAAATCTGATGAAGCATTAGTCTGGCGATTAGTATTTTCAAGAGAAGTAGATGGTCATTTAGATATTTCTACAAGAACTAGTAAACGTCACCAATTAATAACTGACGGTAGTTTTGACATATTGAATTATAGTATTAATTATCTACGTAAACCTAAAGGTATAATAGTAGATAATGGTAATATTAATAATGAGCGCAACTCTATTTTAGATGACTCTACGCATGATACAATTGTAGATATTGCAGTTAGTTTAATGTTAGAGAGAGTAAAAGAACAAGAATTAGTAAATATAGAAGGATTTAAGGATTTAGAATAATAACAAATAGTATAAATTTAACAAAAACAAAATGTTAAGAAAAGCAGACAACAAGTTTTTTGCAGCAATAGCTGAAGGAACACAAACAAAAACAGCATTAGATACTGCAGTAGCAGTCGGTGCAAAAGTATCAAATAGTAACCTACCAGTAGGCGCAGTAGTAGTAACTAATTTAGGATTGATTAGATTAGATTCAACTGCATTAGGTTTATTAGGACCTACTGATCAGTTTATCATTGTACAAGGTAAAGGTGCAAGTATGCCTTTATTAAAGTCAGAAGTATTGACTAAGGGTAACATTTCAATTACTAAACGTAAGCATGAACCTGCTGTTCAGCAGATTACAGCTATTGGTTACAATGGTATTGATGGTGCTTTACCATCAGCAAATGATACATCGTATTTTATTAAAGTTCGTAAGAATGATAATGATGCGGCAAACAGAAGTCAGCCTTCTAGTTTATTTGGACAGTTTAAAACTGGTAGTACTGCAACTCAAGAAAGTTTAGCTCTTGGATTGGCAGGTAACCTAGTTAAGAATTTTTCTATTGAACCAGCAAACAACTATATTCATGTAGGTGTTCTTATGGATCAAGCAGGAGGAGCTCCAGCTGGAACAACTACTTCATTTACTTTAACAAGTGGTTCAAATGAAGTTCTTCTTACTAACCCTGGCACACTTACTAACGTTGCAGTTGGTGATTGGATTCGTTTTGATGCATTTGGTGGAGAAGTATTTCAAGTACTTGCTTACACGGTAAATGAGTCTATTGTTTTAGATAGACCAGTTAACGAAACTAAAGTAGTTCTTATAGGAGCAACAAGAAGAATTTTAGCATCAGCTTCAGTTGGCGCTAACTTTGGAATTACCCTTACAGGTAAAGTAGCTGATTTTGATGTAGCTGCATTTAGAGATTACTATGCAAATAGATTTACTGCATCATTCTCTGATGAATCTACTATAATAACTCCTTTACAAGGTGCAAGAAATGGTACAGGTGTATGGCAAAAAGTTGCTATGGATGAGTACATGACTTATGGATACGAAGGTATGAACGGAATGATTGGTGTTCCTCCAGCGGCTAGAGATCAAGATGTTATCATAGGAGCTAAATATTCTGCAATTGAAATTGCATGGACAGAAAGTATTGGAACTTTAGTTACCTCTCATGGTGCTACAGGTTCAGTATTAGTTTACTGTGGATTAGATACGGCAAGTG